TCTTCTATTCATAATATCTCCTATTTTAAGTATAATGGTCCTGTCCATTGTATTGCATAATTACCAGTTAAAACATTTCCTCTTGGAGAGTTTAATGCAGGTTTATTATAACCAGCGGCTTTTAGTATATCGCCTTTTTTAAATCGACCAGAGTCTTCTTTCATTACAAAAGCAAACACACCAGTGTCCTGTACTATTTTGATAAACTTTTTACCAAAACTCACTTTAGTTTTATTATCCCATTGTTCAACTTGTTCTTTAGAATAACCCTCTAATTCTTTTTTACCATAACTAGTTGACATTTGTATATAATCATCTTTTGCGCCCTGCATCATATTAGTTATTCCTTCTTCTAAAGTGTTTGCTGTTTTTTCTACTTTAATCATATTAGTCCTCCTTTGATTGTAAGATTATAGTTAAGATACCTGTAAAGATACCAGTCATTGCCATTGCGCTACCAAGTAAATATTGATCTGCTTCAATCGCACCAGTGGCACCGACCATACTCATTAAAAATATAACACCAAATAATACTGACATATTTTCTCTAAATTTTTTCATTACGCAGCCTCCAACATTGACATTGGTACTCTGTAAATTCTACCAGACAAATCAACTAAACATTTTGATTGCATAATTTTAGTAATTACACCTGGGGTCTTTTTAGTTTTTTGTACTACATTTACTTTCATACCAACTTTTAAGACAGATTTAATTTTACTTTTAATCAAATCATTAATTAAATCTTTAGTAGTGTTTAACTCATCAACACTCATACTAAATAAATGATTGTTAAAGATTTTCATTTCGTCACCGATATTGTTTTTCATAGTGTTTACTCCTTTGTTTTTCATATACAATTATAATATCAGGAATAAATACGATTGTCAATAGGTTAAACCAAAAAAATATGCATAAAAAACCCTTATTTTTAGTCATTTTTTTACTTTTTTTGTTCACGTTTTGTTCTGGTTGTGTAAAAAACCTTAAAAATTGTAAAATTTTCCCAAAAGTTGAAGTAAAAACAAGTGAAAAAACCGAATCGAATGATAAAAAAATGAATACTGAAGAAAAAATAGTTGATTCGATTAAAAATGGAACAACAACGGCGACAGCAAGTTGTAATTTTTAACATAAATATTAATAAAAAAGGAAAAATAATGAAAAATTGTCAAAATTGCGGACACGATTGCCACTGTGGCAACAAATGCGAGCAACAATTGGTAAATGAGTTTGGTGAAAAATACAAAATCGAGTGTTGCGGTTACTGTAGACACGAAGAAAAAAAAGATTTTGACCCTAACGAAGTAAAATATGATGCCAGTGACTATGATTCATTTAATGGAGCTTAAAAAATGGCAAAAATGCGTGAATTTTTGTTCTGGAACGATAAAGGACAAGAAGAAAAAAAAGAAAATACAAGTTTAAAGAAGGCAATCAAGTCAGTACAAGAGAATTTTAAAAATCAATTGATAGGATTTGAATATATTAGTAAAAAAGGTAAAAAGATTGTTAGTTCAATTCAATTACCTCTTGGAAGAAAAAAGAAATTAGGTAGATAATGGCAAAATTAGCAAAAGAATATGTTAGACACGAAAGAATACCTAAAAAAACATCACAAGGTAATCGAAAAAATGTTAAAAAAAGTTCAATGAACAAATCTAAAAAAAGATCATACAAACCATATAGAGGACAAGGGAAACCTTGTTAATAAATGCCCGCAATCTGTCGAAAAGGTGATAGTTTAACCACTGGACACGTTTGTACAAGTGTAACGACTTTAGATACACCCACACAATCGACAGTTAGAGCAAATGGTATATTAATCGCAAGAGTTGGTGATCCAACAGTATCACACCCACACCCTCCAGCGCCACCTTGTCCACCACACGTGGCAAATGTTAACATAGGTTCATCAACTGTAAGAGTTGCTGGCGCATTTGTGGCAAGAATTGGCGATAGTACCGATAGTGGGGAAATGATAAGTGGTTCTTCAAATATCTTTTGTGGTTAGTGTATAAATATTAGTGTTATGGCAATATATGACGCTTCAAATACCAATAAAAGTAATCGTAGTGTACGAAGATTTTATAAAGATTTAGATTTAGACTTTGGTCGTAATCCGATTACTAATGATGTCAATAAAATTGAAGACGTTGATGCAGTAAAAAGAAGTGTAAAGAATTTAGTTCAAACTAATTTTTATGAAAGACCATTTCACCCTGAATTAGGTTGTGGTGTTAGAGAATTACTTTTTGAAAACTATACACCATTAACAGGTATTTTTTTAAAAAGAAAAATAGAAGAAGTGATTACAAATTTTGAACCAAGAGCTTCTTTGAATCAAATAACTGTAGATGATGATCCTGATAGAAATAGATTAAAAGTTTCAATTTATTTTTATGTTGTTGGTGTAGAGGATCCTGTGGTAGTAGAAACATTTTTAGAAAGATTAAGATAAGATGGCATCAAATAAATTAGAAATATCAGCAGTTGACTTTGACCAAATCAAAGCAAACTTAAAAACATTTTTACAAAATCAAGTAGAGTTTCAGGATTACAATTTTGAAGGTTCTGGTTTTTCTATTTTACTTGACTTACTTGCTTATAATACACACTACCTTGCTTACAATGCAAACGTTGTAGCAAATGAAATGTATTTGGACAGCGCTGATTTAAGAAATAGTATTGTTTCATTAGCAAAGATGTTAGGTTATACACCAACATCACCAAGAGCTCCAATTGCAAACATTGATATTCTAATTAACAATGCGTCAGGTACATCTATTACTATGGATAAAGGAACTGTGTTCAATACATCAGTAAATGGTATATCATATCAATTCATTACAAACGCTGATGCTACAATAACTCCATCAAATGGTGTTTATAGATTTTCAAATATAAATGTTTACGAAGGAAGTTCTGTCACTTACAAATATACAGTAGATAGTTCTGATCCAGATCAAAGGTTTGTAATTAACTCTGCAAGAGCAGATACATCAACACTAAAAGTAAAAGTTCAAAATTCAATATCAGATTCAACAACTGCAACATATAATTTAGCAACAGGTTATACAGGATTAGATAACACATCAAAAGTTTATTTTATACAAGAAGTAGAAGATAATAAATTTGAAGTTTATTTTGGAGATGGTGTTATAGGAAAATCTTTAGATGACGGTAATATTGTAATTTTAGAATACATAGTAACAAATAAAACAGAAGCAAATGGAGCTTCAACATTTACATTATCAGGAAGTGTAGGTGGTTTTAGTGATGTTACTATTACAACTAATTCATCTGCTCAAGGTGGATCAGATGGTCAATCAAAAGAATCAATTAGATTTAATGCACCACTACAATACGCAAGACAAGATAGAGCAGTTACAACTTCTGATTATGAAACACTTGTACAAGAATTATACCCTAACGCTCAATCAGTTTCAGCATGGGGTGGCGAAGATGATGAAACGCCAGTTTATGGTGTAGTAAAGATAGCGATTAAAGCAGCGTCAGGTTCTACACTTACAGACACTACAAAAGAAAGTATTAAAACACAATTACAAAAATATAATGTTGCATCTGTAAGACCAGTAATTGTTGATCCTGAAACGACTTCTATTATCTTAACTTCAAATGTGAAGTATGATGAAAGAGCAACTACAAAAACAGCAGATACTTTAAAATCAGAAATTACAACAGCAATAACAAATTATAATACAAGTACATTACAAAAATTTGATAGTATCTTTAGACATTCAAAAGTTACAGGTTTGATTGATGACACAGATACAAGTATTTTATCAAACGTAACAAGTTTAAAAATTAGAAAAACTTTTACACCAACTTTAAGTGCTTCTACAAGATATGACATTTATTTTAGAAATGGTATTTACAATCCACACGCTGGTCACAAATCTGGTACAGGTGGTGTAATTAGTACATCTGGTTTCAAAGTACCAAATGATACAAATGTGTATTACCTTGATGATGATGGAAATGGAAATATAAGAAGATACTATTTTGTAGGTTCAGTAAGAACATATGTAAACAATACTCAAGGAACTGTAAATTACGCTACAGGTCAAATCACAATCAACTCTTTAACAGTTGCGTCAGTAGAAAATATACGAGGCGCTTCATCTACTGTTATTGAAGTGACTGTTGAACCAGCGTCTTACGACATTGTTCCAGTTAGAGATCAAATTTTAGAAATAGATACAGCAAATTCAACAATCACAGTAGAGGCAGATACGTTTGTTGGTGGTTCTGCTGATGCTGGTGTAGGTTATACAACAACATCTAATTACTAATGGCAAAGTTCACTGATAAAATATCGAGCCTGATAAATCAACAGGCGCCAGAGTTCGTATTAGAACAACACCCTAAATTTTTAGAGTTTGTCAAAACGTATTACACGTTTATGGAATCAGCGGAGTTAGGTGTAACTTCTGTACAAACTACCGATGGTATTCAATTAGAAACAGAAACTGCTCAAGCAAATGAATTAATTTTAGATGGTTCACGTATTGATTCAGATAGAACACAACTCGATGCGGGTGATAAAATACTTTTAGAAAGTTCTGCCTTTGGTAAATTTACAAGAGGTGAAACGATTACAGGTTCTACTTCAAACGCAACTGCAACTGTACTTGCTGAAGATTTAGACAATAATAGACTTTACATATCAGCACAAGATAAATTTATAGATGGTGAAGAAGTTGTAGGTTCTAGTTCAAACGCAACAGCGATTATTAATAGTTACAAACCAAATCCTGTAAATAATATACAAGACTTATTAAACTTTAGAGATCCTGACAAAGTTGTATCTAATTTTTTAACAAAGTTTAGAAATGAATTTTTAAATACATTACCTGAAAATTTAAATACAGGGGTTGATAAAAGAAAATTAATTAAAAATATTAAATCTGTTTATAGAGCAAAAGGTACAAATAGAGGACACGAATTATTTTTTAGATTACTCTTTGGTTTGGAATCAGAAACAATTTATCCAAGAGAAAATATATTAAGAGCATCTGATGGTAAATGGGATACAAATAAAGTTTTAAGAGCAATTGCAACTGTAGGTAATACAGGTGATTTAATAGGTCGTACAATTGAAGGTGAAACATCAGGCGCAACTGCGATAGTTGAAAACGTATTTAAGTTTCAAATTGGTGCAAACGAAGTAACTTCTTTTATTTTAAATGAAGATTCAATAACTGGTACTTTTCAAATAAGTGAAGTTATAAGAGGTACAGAAACAGATGATGATGACATTTATATAAAAGCAACTATTACAGGTATACCCTCTACAATATCAATTACAAATGACGGAAGTTTATATACTGTTGCTGATACTGTTACGGTTACGGGTGGTGGGCAAAATGCGATTGTTCAAGTTGACGCTGTAGGTCGTGGTGGTATTACAGAATTTATAATTGGATCAGGTGGTACTGGTTACGAAATTGGTGACGATATAGTTTTTACAAATACAGGTACAGGTGGAGGTTCAGCAAGAGCAAAAGTATCAGTAGTCAATGGTGGTCTAACGCAAGAAACTTCTACATCAACAACAGAAGATCATATTGTATTAGAAGATGAAACAACTAGAGGTGACTCATACACAGGAAATAAAATTGTACAAGAAAGTGGAACAGGCTCAGGAGATGTAACAGACATACGTATTATATCAAGTGGAAATAATTATCAATCATTACCATCAGTTGTTGTAGATGATACAAATGGTTCTGGTGCTGATGTATATGTGTATGGAACCGAAATAGGTAAAATATTATCACTAAAAATTATTGAATCTGGTTCAGGTTATGAAGCCTCACCATCACCACCGACATTATCATTACCAAGTTATATTATACTTTCAAATGTTTCAGGTTCTTTTGTAACAGGTGAAACAGTAACAGGTATTGATTCAAGTTCTACATCTATCACAGCAACAGTTGTTTCATATAGTTCGGGTACAGGTGTTTTAAAAGTTTCAAGTCCAACAGGACAGTTTGCTGAAGACACAACAATTACTACAGATAGTGGTGCAAGTGGATTAGTTGAAAAAAATGATTTAAGTACAGCAACCACAACAGTTGGCGCAGTAGTTGATACTGCTGGTACTTATATAAACCAAGATGGTCACGTTTCTGAAACATCAATGAGAATACAAGATAGTTTATATTATCAGGACTTCTCTTATGTTATCAAAGTTGGTCGTACAATTAATGATTGGCGAGATAGTTTTAAAAAGACAATGCACACATCTGGTTTCTATTTTACGGGACAAGTTAATTTAGAAACTTCTGTATCTGCTGAAATACAAAGAACAATCGGTATTAATTCAGGTATAGATTATGAACAAGTTGCATTAATCATCAATACTTTATTCTCAACTATCTTTGGAAGAAGATTAGGAACAATAGATGATGGTACAACATTAAGAGCAAATCCAGAGTTGGGTGTTGATCCAGACTTTACAGATAGTACAAGTGAACACTTTACACCAAATACAAGAGATTTAACTTTAACAAGAAAGATGAAAATATCTTTCCCAAGTATTGCGAAAATCACAATAAGAGGTGATGAGTACAAATATGGTTATGCTTATAGTGGACCACGTATGAAAACACTTGATATTTACAATAACCCATTTGGAACTGATAATATGTTTAGTCCAAATCACCCTAATATACAATCTGGTACTGTCGGAGCAGACTCTACGGTGGCCTCATATATACAAGATATGAAATTGTTAAATTGGGGAGAACATAGAATTATTGGAACAAATAGTACAATTAACGGTACAGGAGTTCAAATACAAGATTACAGTAATGATAATCTTAAAACATATTTAAGTTATCCAACTGAAATTTCGATTAGTTATTAAAAAGATGTATAAATATAATTAAGTTAAGAGGAAAATATGCCAGCGATTATAACAAATAAATTCAGGATTCACAACTCAGAACAATTTACTGAATCCTTTTCAGAAGCGGTTCCAAATGTCTATTATATGGGTATTGGAAGACCACAAGCCTTTGGTACTTTAACTAGAGGTGATAGTAGAACAACTAACGAAGGAACTGATACTGTTCCTTTAACTCCTGTAGATTCAGTACAAGACGAATATTACTATTTTGACGATATGTTAGCGGCAAAAAGAGTAACAAGTTCTGATGTATCGTATGTCGTTCCAAGAAGAAATTGGACTGCTGGTATAGTTTACGATTATTATAGACACGACTACGGAAATAGAATTACAGGAACAACAACAACTCAAACATCAGATAGTGGTGCTTCTACTTTATGGGATTCTACTTTCTATGTATTAACATCAACTTATCAAGTATTTAAATGTTTAGATAATAATGGTGGCGCAGCAGTTACTTCTGGTAATGAACCGTCAGTTGCTGAAGGTACTACTACTATTTTAACAACCGGAGATGGTTACAAGTGGAAATATATGTACACTTTATCAGCCGCTCAACAAACAAATTTCTTATCTACTGACTTTATGCCAGTATCAACTAATACAACTATTTCAAATGCCGCTGTTGATGGTGGTATTGATATAGTAAAAATAAAAACTGCAGGTACAGGTGGTACTGATGGAACTCACACTAGTATACCAATTAGAGGTGATGGTTCTTCAGGTACAGTTTCTGTTACAATTTCATCAGGTGCTGTTACAGCAGTTACAGTTACAAATGTAGGTTCTGGTTATACTTTTGGATATATTACAGTTGCAGATATTATTGCAGCGGGTGGAACAGGTTTATCAGGAACTGAATTAGATGTAATAATTCCACCAAGAAATATTACTGCCGCTGGTTCTGCTTATGGTGGACACGGCGCAGACGCAGTAAAAGAATTAGGTGCATACTATGTAATGTTAAATACTAACTTTGAAGCAGATGAAACTTCTAACACAGGTGACTTTACAACATCAAATGACTTTAGACGTGTGATGTTAATTAAAGATCCACAATCAGGAGGTTCTGCTGCAACTGCAACAACATTAAGAGGTACAAAAGCAATATTCTTATCTAGTGCTTCTGGTACATTTACTGTTGATGAAGAAATTAACCAAGCGACAACAGGCGCAGTTGGAAAAGTTGTAGAACACGATACTACAAATAGTATTCTATACTACATACAAACAAGATTTAACGATCACGGTGTAGATAGTAATGGTAATTTAACAGCGTTTTCTGGTACAAACACAATTACAGGACAAAGTTCATCAGTCACTGCAACTCCATCAAGTTCATCAACAACTGTAGACAATATTGCATTTACAAGTGGATATGCTGGCGCAGAGATTGACTCGAATACTGGTGATGTAGTTTATGTTGAAAATAGATCACCAATTACAAGAGCTTCAGATCAAACTGAGAATGTTAAATTAATAATTGAATTTTAGAGGGAAATAAATGCCAAGTCCAACAGACTTTAACCTCTCGCCTTATTATGATGACTTTACCGAGTCAAAGAAGTTTCATAGAATACTTTTTAGACCGTCATTTGCAGTTCAAGCGAGAGAATTAACACAGTCACAAACACAGTTACAAAACCAAATCGAAAGAGTATCTGATCATATTTTCGATAAAGGTGCAATGGTTATTCCAGGTGAAATTGGTTATGACTTGGATTACTATGCTGTTAAATTAACAAGTTTAGGAATTGGTAATACTCTAGCACAATTTACAAATGGTACAATATTAACAGGTGGCACTTCAGGTGTTACTGCAGAAATCGTAAATACAGTAGCGACAGATGGTACTGATCCAGATACTTTATATGTAAAATATAGAGATAGTGGAACATCAAAAACAGCAACATCTTTTTCAGATGGTGAAACACTAACAGGTACAAATAGTGATAGTATTTCTTTAAGTTGCGTTGTTAATACAACTGCTACAGGTTGTGCAGCAGAAGTACAAGAAGGTGTTTATTACATCAATGGATTTCACGTACAAGTAACAAATCAAACATTAATACTAGACAAATATACAAACACTCCTAGTTATAGAGTAGGTTTAACAGTTACAGAATCTTTTGTAACTCCAAATAATGACGCAAGTTTAAATGATAACGCTGCGGGTACATCAAACGCTAATGCGCCAGGCGCTCATAGATTTAAAATAGATTTAACATTAGCTAAAAAAACATTAACATCAACAGAAGATTCAAACTTCGTTGAATTATTAAGATTATCAAATGGTATTCTACAAAATAGAGTTAGAACAACAGAATACGCTGTATTAGAAGAAACATTTGCTAGAAGAACATATGATGAATCAGGCGATTACACAGTAAGACCTTTTGACATAGATGTTAGAGAACATTTAAAAAATGCGGCAAGTTCTGATCCAGATATTGTAAGAGGTATTTACACTTCAGCAAATGGAGGAGATGAAACTAAACTTGCAGTTGGTATATCACCAGGTAAAGCATATGTTAAAGGTTACGAAATAGAAAAATTAGCAACTTCATATGTTGAAGTTGATAAAGCTAGAGATTTTGATACACAAAACGCTTTTCAAACTAGATTTGATGTAGGTAACTTTGTAAATGTCACAAACATTTATGGACAACCTGATACAACTTTTGTATCTGGTGAAACAGAAGCATTTAAAAGAATTAATTTTTATAAAGAAGCAACAAGTGTACGTGGTACGGAAAATGTAAGTTCTGAATCAAGTATCAATACAATTGGTCGAGCAAAGTCCAGAGGTTTTGAATATGTATCAGGTACAGCATCAGCAAATATATTCGCAAGTTCAGGTTTAACATCAGCAATATACAGACATTATATGTTTGATATTAATATGTTTACACACTTGAACATCACAACGAATCAAAGTTTTACAACGGGTGAACAAGTATCAGGTGGTACTTCAAACGCAACAGGTACTGTAGAAAGTATTTCTACAACAGAAAATCAAACAATCAATTCTTGTACATCAGCAAGTCCTGGTGTTGCTACAGTTTCAGCAGGTCACAACTTTAAAGAAGGTCAACAAGTTACTTTCGCAGGTACTTTTCAAGTAGATAGTGCAGCAGTTTCTTCAGCAGTTTACACTGTAAGAAATCCTGACGCAACTACTTTTGAATTGTATAGTTCAGATGGTACAACTCCAGTTAACATTACTTCATTTTCATCGGCAACAGCAACTCACGGTGTAGTTATTTTATCAAGTGTCAATGGTGACTTTAGTGCTGGAGAAACAATTACAGGTGGTACATCATCTAATACAGCAGTTATACAATCTGACGCTGTAGGATTAAAAGGTGTTACAAGTTTTGACTTTCCACAAATTAAACAAATTGGTATGGCAGGTTCGCCAACTTACACAGCAGATACTGCGCTTGATGCAACAAATGGTACTAACTTTACACTTACAGGAAGTTTAGATATTAGTTCAGGTTCTGCTGACGTTCAAGGTATTAATACAAGATTTACAGAAGAATTAGTTATAGGTGATTCAATTTCATTTACAAACGATAGTGGTAACACAGAAACTAAAATTGTTGAAGCAATTATTTCAAATACAAGTTTAACTTTATCAAGTGTTACTGCTGCAGCATCTACAAAAACAGTTGCAACTCGAAGAAGAACATTAGTTCAATCACCTGAAAAAAATGTTTCTATATTTAAATTACCTTATCAAAATATTAAGACTTTAAAAACAACAGCAAATAGTGGTTTAACTGATACAAGTTATAGTGCAAGAAGACAAACTGTAATTAACTTATCAGGTGGATCAGAAACAATTACTGCTGGAACAAATGAAATATTCCCAAGTTTAGATGAAGGTGATTACACAGTTTCTGTAATGACTGGAAGTGGTAGTGCTGTAACAGGTGATGTATTAAGTTTATCAGGTAATAACCACGAAGGTAATCCAATCTTTACTTTAGGTGGTTCACCTACAGGTAAACAGTTAACTTTAGATTTTGGTTCTAATTATGGAAGTGCAAAACTCAAAGTTATGTTTACTGTTAATAAGTCAAGTACAGCAGCTAACTCAAAAACAAAAACTTTAAATGAAGATCAAACAACTGACGTAACAACATTAGCAGCAGTACAAAAACAAGGTGGTATAAGTTTAGGTAGAGCAGATATTTACCAATTAAAATCAGTTTCAATGGCTACAGGTTTTGGTGCATATAGTGCATCTGGCGCAGTAGATATTACAAGTAGATACGAATTAGATAATGGACAAAGAGATAACTTTTATGATATTGGTAGAATAAAATTAAAAACAGGCGAGTTAACACCTACAGGTTCTTTAAGAATTACTTTTGATTACTTTACTCACGGAACTGGTGATTACTTTGATGTAGATAGTTATTCAGGTGCTGTTGATTATGAAAATATACCAAGTTATACTTCTGATACAACAGGTGAAGTATATGAATTAAGAGATAGTTTAGACTTTAGACCAAGAGTTGGTGCATCATCAACTATTAATTCAGGTGGACAAGATAGAAAATGGCAAACTGTTGATAGTTCTTTAGACACAGAGGCATCTACAGTAAACGTTGTTAAATTTGAATCAAGTGTAACAACAGACCACGAATACTATTTACAAAGAGTAGATAAAATCTTTTTAGATAAAGAAGGTAATTTCAAAGTATTAAAAGGTGCAAGTTCTTTATCACCAGAAATTCCTGGTTCTTTAGATAATGCAATGCACTTATATACATTGTTTATTCCTGCATTCACACTAGATATTGCTGATGTAGGTATTGAAGCAGTTGATAATCGAAGATATACTATGAGAGATATTGGTCGATTAGAAAGAAGAATTGAAAATGTTGAATATTACACTCAACTTTCTTTACTAGAAGCATCTGCTCAATCTTTACAAATACAAGACGCAGATGGTTTTGATAGATTTAAAAATGGATTTATCGTAGATAACTTTACAGGTCACGGAATAGGTGACGCAGGTAATTTAGATTACAAAGTATCAATGGATTATGCAAAAGGTGAAATGCGACCAACATTCCACGAAGACGCAATACAATTAGTTGAAAGAGATGATGATGGTACAGCAATAGTTGCCGCTGATAGAACAGCAGCGAATTATGCTAAAACAGGTGATCTAATCACTTTACCATATACAGAAACAACTTTAATAGATCAACCGTATGCAAGTAAAACTGTAAATGTTAACCCATTTGGTATCTTTACTTGGATTGGTTCAATCGCTTTAACTCCGACAAATGATGAATGGAAAGAAACAGAAAGAGCACCAGAGTTAGTAATTAATAATGATGATGGTTCTTGGGATACATTAGTTAAACAATCTGGTAATCCAAATCTACAATCAGTAGAATTAGGAACAGTTTGGAACGAATGGCAAAATCACTGGACAGGAGTATCAACATCAAATAGTACAGAAAGATTTGAAGTAAGAGGAGGTCACGGTTGGAGAGTAATGCAACGTGACATTCAAACAACTACAAGAACAGGTACAAGAACAAGAACAGGTATTAGACAAGTATTAGTTCCTAAAACAGTTACACAAAATATTGGTGATAGAATCATATCGGTTGCGTTTGTTCCATTTATTAGAAGCAGAACAATCTCATTTAGTGCAACAAGATTAAAACCAAATACAAGAGTTTATCCTTTCTTTGATAGTGATGATGTATCAACATATGTAACACCAACAGGTGGTAACGCTGGAGATCCTGTATTAACAGATTCAAACGGAGCAGTTTCAGGTACTTTCGCAATACCTGATCCAAAAGTTGACGCAAATCCTAGATGGAGAACAGGTCAAAGAGTATTCAGATTGACAAGTTCATCTACAAATGATTTAACTTCTGCGCCAGATACAGCGGCAAACGCTGAATACATCGCAAGAGGTATTATTGAAACAGTACAAAATACAATTATTTCAACAAGAACAGCGGGTGTTGAATTTAGAGCAACTAACGAAACTGAATCAGTTACACAAACAAGTGTACAAAGAGGTGCGGCTAGACAAGTAGGTTACCACGACCCATTAGCAGAAACATTTATGATAGATGATGAAGGTGGTGTATTCTTAACTTCAATAGATGTTTATTTTAGTTCAAAAGATGCAAATGTTCCTGTAACTTTACAAGTTAGAAATACTGTCAATGGTTATCCAGGACAACAAATATTACCATTCGCTGAAAAAACTTTAAATCCAAGTGCAGTTAACATAAGTTCTGATGGTACAACAGCAACTACATTTACTTTTGATAGTCCTGTTTATGTACAAGAAAATACAGAATACGCTTTTGTCTTAATGGCAAACTCTACAGATTACAATGTTTATGTTGCTAGATTAGGTGAAACTGCTTTAGATTCAGACAGAACGATCTCTCAACAACCATATGCAGGGGTATTCTTTAAATCACAAAATGGTGTCACTTGGACAGCAGATCAAAACGAAGATATTAAATTTAAAATTAAAAGAGCAGAGTTTGAAAATGTTACAGGTACAGTTACATTAACAAATGATACTTTACCAAGTCGTACATTAGCAACAAACCCTATTAGAACTGCTGGGGATAGTACAGGTATATTAACTATATCACACCCTAATCACGGAATGCATGGTACTTCAAACAATGTCACAATTGCTGGTGTTCCATCAGGTACTTACAATGGTATAGATGCAGATCAAATTAATGGTACTTATTCTGCGATTGGAAATGTAACTTTAGATAGTTATACACTTGACCCTGCAAACAATACTAGTTATTCAAGTTCAATTGCTGTTGCAACAAGTGCAGGTGATGTAGGTGGTTCTGCAGTAACTGCAACACAAAATAGAACATATGACGTATTAAACTTGGCGGGTATTCAAACAATGCAATTACCAGGAACAAGTATTAATTACTATATAAGACCTACAACAGGTAAATCAATTCACGGTTCTGAATCAGAATTTAGTTTGACATCAAATGCAAACAAACTTTCAATTGTAAATAATGATAACATCTACTTTACAGCACCAAACGCTGTAATGAGTGAAATAAATGAAACAAATGAAATGTCAGGTTCTAAATCTTTCTGGACAATATTAGAGTTCTCAACTACAAATACTAAATTGTCACCAGTGTTAGATACTCAGAGAATGAGTGCATTTGTAATTTCAAATAGATTAAATAACCCAACATCAGGCAATACACCTAATTATGTTGCAGATACAGCAAATGTAGGAACATCTACAGCAGCAGTTTATCTAACTAAATCCATTACTTTAGAAAACTCATCAACTTCTTTAGATGTAAGATTATCTCAAAATGTAAGATCAAGTTCAAATGTTAAAGTTTACTTTAGAGTATCTGGACCTGATGAAGTACGAAATATAGAAGATTTAAATTGGGTACCATTTAATGGTGACGGAAGTGAAGATACAACTGTTACTCCTGCTGAAGACGATACAACATTTAAAGAATACAAATATTCAGCAAGTGATATACACGACTTTACAAGTTTCCAAATTAAAATTGTATTAACAGGATCAGTTTCATCATATCCACCGATAGTAAAAGATATGAGAGCAATCGCATTGGCGGTATAATATGACAAGATTAAAAGTACAAGGATTTGAAAGTTTAGTAAGAGATACTAGATCAAATGGTATTGTACATACAAATACATCAGAATATAAGATGTATATGGCGAGAGTAAGAGCGAGAGAGAAACAAGGTGATGAAATAAGAAATGCAGTTAAAGAAATAAATAATTTAAAGGCAGAATTAAGAGAAATAAAAGACTTAATTAAGGGAGTAGTAAAGAAGTAAAATGGCCGCTAGAACAGTATTAACGACTGACACACTGGAAACGTTTAGAACAACGTTTAATAGTCTATCTAGTACAGATATAGGCGATCCAGCGGGTCTAACAACGACAGCGACAAGTGTTGTAGGGGCGATTAATGAGATCAATAGTGCCGTTACAGTAACTGGTTTTCAGATCGCTGATGATACTTCTTCTGTTACACAACAAATAGTGGGTGGTGATGTGTTTAGAATTTCAAGTGGAAATAATGTTACAGCGACTGTTTCTGCAACTGATACAGTAACAATCGCATTAAATAGTTCAATATCAGGATTAACAAGTTTGGATAGTTCGGCAATCACAATAAATAGTGTAAATGTCGCCACAGAACCTTTTGCAATTGCTCAGGCAGTCGCCCTAGGATAGATGATAAATAGTATAAATATAAGTAAGGAATAACAATGGCAAACGATTTTAAAAGATTTCAAGTAAACAATGTTACTACAAGCACAGGCGCATCGGGAGATGCTCTTTATACTGCTGTTGGCGTATCAAACGGAGCGGCAAAAGAATCTATCATCATTGGTATTACATTAGCAAATACATCAGCTTCTGGTGTTACTGCTGACGTATTTTTAGATGGTAAAGATGGTACTGATACTTACATAGTTAAGGGCGCAAGTATTCCTGCAGGTTCTTCATTAGAAGTAATGGCGGGTAACAAAATTGTAGTACAAGGAGATGCAAGTAATGATGATGTAGTTAGAGTATCGTGTGGTACTTCTAATGCATTAGACGCTACGATCTCTGTACTTGAAGACGTATAAAAATTATAGAGAGAGAAACATAAATGGCATATTTGGGAAAAGGACCAGAACAAGTCTTATCAGGTGTTGCAAGTAAAAGCACTTTTACAGGTGACGGTTCTACTACCACTTTTGATATATCAACAGATATACCAGCGGGTGGTGAAAATGATATTCAAGTTTTTGTTGACAACGTAAGACAAGAGCCAGGCTCTGGTGCGTCATACACAGTTGGTGTTGATGGTTCAGGTAATTTAAGAAGAATTACTTTTAACGTAGCGCCAGAAGCAAGTCAATCCATTTATGTAATTAATCCAAGAAGATTAGAAGCGTTTGGTCAAGTACCAGATGGCGCAATCGCAACAGCAAAATTACAAGATACAGCAGTATCAACAGCAAAGATTGCAGCAGACGCTATTACAGAAGCAAAGATTGCTGATAATGCGATTAGTGAAGAACATTTAGATACGACAGTTGTAACAGGTTTAACAGAATTATCAGAAGAAGCAAATAATAGTGATACTTTAATTGTTTATGATGCAAGTGCTGGCGCTCTTAAAAAAATATTAAGAAGTAATCTTGTATTACAAGCACCAACAGTTTCATCTGTATCACCAACATCAGTAACGTCTGGTGATGGTACAGGTAACTATACATTTACAATCACAGGATTAGGATTTACTGGTGGATCTGCTAGTTTAATTAATAATTCAGGTACAACAGTTGACTTTGATACAGTTACAGTTGATAGTGCAACTCAAATTACTGGTGTGATTGCTAAATCATCATTACCAGGTTCTGGTGAACCTTATGATGTTAAAATAACAGGTTCAAATGGTCTTGCATCTACTTTAGAAAATCAAATTAATATAGATCAATCTCCAACTTTTAATACTGCAGCAGGTAGTTTAGGTAATGTTCCAAATGGTGTTGTAGGTTCTACAACTTTAACAGTAGAAGCATACGATCCTGAGTCAGCAGGTAACGTTACTTTTGAATTACAATCAGGTTCTTTACCTGCTGGAGCTACAGCAACGACCGTCAACGAAAATGGTGTTTCAAAATATCAAATATCAGGTTTTAGTGCTGTAGGTTCAAACACAACTTCAAATTTTGTTTTAAGAGCATCTGATGCTAATTCTAACACAAGCTCAAGATCATTTAGTATTACACTATTAGCTCCTGCAATTGAGTCATTTACATCATCTGGTACATTTAGTGTACCATCAGGTATCACTTCAGTTGATGTATTAGTAGTCGCTGGTGGCGGTGGATCAGGTTCTGCCGAATATGCTCACGTTGCTTCAGGTGGTGGTGGAGCTGGTGGATTAATATTCAAACCAGGATTCCCAGTTACACCAGGTGGAACAGTTACAGTTACAGTTGGTTGTGGTGGTGCTGGTGGTGGAGGCAGTCACTGTAGTGGTGGAAATGGACAAGATTCAGTATTCGGTACACTAACTGCTAAAGGTGGTGGAGGTGGTGCATCACTCGGGCGTGGACCTCTAAGTAATGCAGCACAGGATGGTATAGGTAATTCAGGAGGATCTGGTGGAGGCGGAGGTACAGCTAGTACACCTAATGCGGGTGGTGCAGCAATTCAACCTACTCAACCTGGTGATTCAGGTGCTTATGGATTTGGAAGTAACGGTGGTTTTGCTCAGCCCTATGGTACCACTCCAAAAGGAGCTGGTGGTGGTGGAGCAGGCGGTGCTGGTTCTCCTTATTGTGCTGGTCCTACTTCACAAGGTGCAGGTGGCGTTGGTAAAGCTTATACAATCGCAGATGGAACAACTCCAGTGTATTACGCTGGTGGTGGTGGAGGAGGCGGAAATCCTTCAGGTGGTCAAGGTGGTCAAGGTGGAGGTGGAGAAGGTGGAAACTACCCTGCTGGAAGCGGACAAGCGGGCACAACAAATAGAGGTGGTGGCGCTGGTGGTAATGCTGTTGGAGGTTCTTCGAATCCTCAATTAGGTTTAACTGGCGGCAAAGGAATAGTAATCGTTAAATATTAATAAAGAATTATGGCATATATAGGAAGACAACCAAGTTACGGCGCATTTGAGAAACAGGATTTAACTCCTGATAGTTCTACAACTACGTTTTCATTAACTTATGTAGTCGGTTCATCATCATCAATACTTGTATCAGTTGCAGGTGTTGTTCAAGAGCCAGAAGTAGGATATACAATTTCAGGTGGTGGCGCTAATATCGTATTTACAGAAGCACCAACAACAGGTGACAATGTTTATGTACAATTTCTTGGTTTCGCCAGAGATGTTGCACAATTAAATTCAGGTTCAATTACAAGTCAAACAGAACTTGCTGAAAGAGCCGCTAGTGGTGATTTCTTTTTAGTATATGATTCATCTGCTTCTTCATTAAAGAAAATTCAAACTCAATACATTACATCACCAAGTGTCAATAGAACATACACAGGTGATGGTTCAACTCAAGGTTTCACAGTTACTAGTGGTGTCACAGCGGCACAATGTTTAGTAACAATTAACGGTCTAGTACAAACAGTCACAACTGATTATACTGTATCGGGTACAACATTAACATTCGGAACGGCTCCAGAAGCATCCGATGCAATTCAAATTAGGGAGTTACCTGCGTAATTAGATAAATAGAGATATGGCAAAGATACGACAATCAAACTTGGACAACTCAGTAATTATTGGAAATGTAGAATTGGCTGAAACAGCAGCAGCAAACGATATACTATTAGTTTATGATACAAGTTCAGGTACAATTAAGAAAATTCTATCTTCAAATATAGGTGTTCAAGCTCCTACTTTTACAAGTGTATCACCTACAAATGTTAACACTGGTGATGGTACAGGTAACGCTACATTTACAATTACAGGAGCAAATTTTGACGCAACGGTAACAGCAAAATTAAAAACAACTGGTGGCGCTGATTTAAATTTTGATAGTGTAACTAGAGATAGTGCTACACAAATTACAGGTGTTATTGCTATATCAAGTTTATCAAATGCAAATGAACCTTATGACGTTGTGATTACAAATGGGAATGGTTTAATTACTACTGCAACAGATCAAATTAATATAAATGCGCAACCTGTGTATGTAACTGCTTCAGGATCTTTAGGAGAACAATTAGCCAACACAGCAGGTTCTTTTAGTGTTAACGCAACTGACCCAGAGTCAGCAGGTAATGTAACATTTGAATTACAATCAGGTTCTTTACCTCCAGGATATACACTTACAAATACAGCAGCAGAAGGTGGTACTGCAATTATAAGTGGTACAGATACTGTAACATCATCTGCAACAACATTTAATTTTGTATTAAGAGCCGTAGATGCGGCATCAAACACAACATCAAGAGCTTTTTCAATTAGAACTACTGTTCCAGTTTCAGAATCATTTACAGCATCAGGTACATTTAGTATACCATCAGGTATCACATCAGCAGATGTTCTTGTAGTCGCAGGTGGTGGTGGCGGTGGACCAGGAGGTCCTACAGGTGCAGGAGCTGGTGCTGGTGGTGGTGGAGCAGGTGCAGGGGGATTAATATTCTTTCCATCTTATCCTTTAAATCCGAGTGGTACAATAACAGTTACAGTTGGTAACGGTGGTGGTGCTAACAGTAATGGACAAAGTTCATCATTTGGTTCTCCAGGAGATCCTGGATTCACACCATCAAGTTCAGTTTTAACTGCCAATGGTGGTGGTGCAGGAGGTTACGCACCATTAGATGCGGGTAGTTCAGGAGGTTCTGGTGGTGGAGGAGGAGCAGGAAATGGAAGCCAATCTTCAGGTGGTACTGCTACTCAACCAACTGCACCCGGTAACTCTGGTGCTTATGGATTTGGAAACCCAGGTGGTAATTCAGCAGGAACTGACTATCAATCTGGCGGAGGCGGCGGAGGAGGTGCTGGTGCCTCAGGTAGTACAAATACAGGTTTTGCAGGGTCTCCAGGTGGTGACGGAAGAGCTTATACAATTGCTGACGGAACTACTCCAGTGTATTACGCTGGTGGCGGCGGAGGTGGTGGTGGTCATATTCCAGGGGGTGGTGGTACTCCTGCGCCAGGTGGTCAAGGTGGTGGAGGTGCAGGCGGAGCAGCACCAAGCGGTTCTGGATCAAATGGTGGAGTAAACACTGGTGGTGGTGCTGGAGGTGGTAGTCAACCTGCTGCTGGTGGTGGTACTGGTGGTAAAGGAATAGTTATCGTAAGATACTAATATAAATAATAATATAGTTAAATTATTTTAAAGGAGTAATTGAAAATGGCTGAAGAAGAAAAGAAACACGGTGTAAAAGAACCCAATGAGGGTACAGATGGTAAACTGGCGTCAAATATGACTGGTGAAGCCATCGAAAGTAATTATGACTACGGTAGTATATCAGATAGTGATAAAAAAGTAGTTAGAGAAATTATTGATTTAATGCGACAAAGAGATCAAGTACCTTGTGGTATGTTCGCAGAAGAATTAAAAACAAAATTTCAAATGGTAGAAATACCAATGAAAAAAATTGAAGACTCTGTATGGGGTCAGTTGACAAAAGATGAAAGACTTGGACAAAGTGTACAAGGTTTTAGACAGGCAACTGATGAAAATGGTGAGAAGATACGAATACCACACGTTGGTTTCTCTGCTGACCTTGATTACCTTGACGAGTTTGTAAATAGATTAGTTAAAAAAATAGAGGGTATTAAAAGTAAATAAAGAGAGTAACAAATGGCACTTACAAAGATAACAAAATCTGGTATTACTAATAGCGCAGTTGATAATAATAAAATCGAAGCTGATGCAGTTGACGCTACTAAAATAGCGGATAACGCTATTAGTGAAGAACATTTAGATAAAACTAGTGTTACAGGTCATACTGAATTATCAGCTTCTGCTGATCCTAGTGATGTGTTATTAATATATGATGCTGATGCCGATGCTCTTAAAAAAATTACTGCTGGAAATGTTGGTTTACAAGCACCTACAATTTCTAGTGTTTCTCCTACAAGTGTGGCTCAAGGTGATGGTACAGGTAACTTTACATTTACAATTACAGGTACAAACTTTGTAACTGGAACAACAGCAGCTTTAATCAATACTTCTGGCACTACTGTTAATTTTGATACAGTAACTAGAAATAGTGTGACACAAATTACAGGTGTCATTGCTAAAACATCTATTAATCATGCTGGCGAACCTTATGATGTTAAAGTAACAACTCCTTCAAACTTAACAGCGACTTTAGAAGATCAAATTAATGTAGATCAAAGTCCTGCATTTGTTACAGCCGCTGGTTCTTTAGGAACTGTTGAAGATAATGCTAGAACTGGTGTATCTTTTTCAATAAATGCAACTGATCCAGATTCAGCAGGAAATGTTACTTTTGAAATTCAATCAGGTTCATTACCAGCAGGTTTATCATTAACAAATACTGCAGCAGAAGGTGGAACAGCAATTATAAGTGGTACTGCAACTGCAGTTGGATCAGATACAACATCAAACTTTGTAATAAGAGCCGTTGACGCTGCATCAAATACAAGTTCAAGAGCATTCTCAATAACAGTTAACGCACCTGTTGTTCAAACATTTACATCTTCAGGTACTTTTTCAGTACCAACTGGTGTTACAAGTGTACAAGTATTAGTAGTCGCTGGTGGAGGCGGTGGCGGAGGTATTAATCCTGGCGGAGGATCTAACGGATACTTCAATGGTGGTGGTGGAGCAGGTGGATTAGTTTTTCACCCAGCATATCCAGTAACACCAGGTGGAACAGTTTCAGTCACTGTAGGTGACGGTGGTACAGGTCCAGGTGGAGGGTGCAGAGGTGGTAACGGTCAACCTTCTGTGTTTGGAACTATTACAGCTCAAGGCGGAGGCGGTGGTGGTGGTTCAGGACAACCTGCTAATTGTGGTGGCTCTGGTGGAGGCGGTGGTGGTAATACTGGCTCTGGTGCAGGTGGTAATGGTCAACAAGGTCCTAGTGGTGGAGGAACAGGATATGGAAACAATGGTGGAACTGGAGCCTCTGGAGGTTCTGGTGCTGGTGGTGGAGGTGGCGCAGGTACCGCTGGTACACCTGGTGCATGTGGTTCTAATGGTGGTGATGGAAGATATTATACAATTGCAGACGGTACTTCTCCAGTAGGTTATGCTGGTGGTGGAACAGGTGGTGACCACGGTGCGGCAACATCTACAGCTGGCGGTGGTGATAGAAGTTGTGGAACAGCAAATAGAGGTGGTGGCGCTGGTGGAAACCAAGATGCAAATGGCGGTAAAGGTGTTGTGATTGTTCGTTGGACAGTTTAATACTAAATTAAACCACTGTTATAAAATGATTGATTTTGAAATATATAATGTACTTAAAAACTATTCATAATTATATACATCTATTTAAATTTAGTTTAGATAAAAACAAACTAATACACAGTTCGAAAAATCTATATGAACTTGTAAAAAATAATCTTTATACAAATCAACAAATCAAAAGTACAATATCCACAGATCTGTACGAAAGGTATAATTACTTAATGTATCCATCTGATGAGATACACAAATTATATACTGAAATAAAAACTGCCTTTGATAGTGTAAAAGATGATCTTAATAAGAAATACTATATACAATGTTGGTTAAATTATTATAACAAAGGTGATTTTATAGATTGGCATAGTCATTGGGAAAAAGAAAAAGAAGCTTGGCATGGTTTTTATTGCTTAGATTGTGAACCATCTTTTACTTCTTATAAATTACCTAATATTAAAGACCCGATAAATATATACAGTGAAGATAATTTAATGGTAATAAGTAAAAGTAATGGAGATGAACATAGAACTTGGCCTTGGGAATATGATAAACCAAGATTAACGATTGCCTTTGATATTGTTCCATATGAGTATATAAATTACAAACAATGGACAAATCATTGGTTACCTATTTAATGAAAGTGATGTATGAGTAAATTTATAACTAATATAGCAAATTTTGAAACTGAAGATGGTGATAAAATATTATATCCATTTAGTCCACCCATATTTCAAACAGAAGTAGATTCAAATTTCACAAAAGAATTAATAGAAGAAGGTCGTAAACTTACAAAAGAAGAAGACGATTACAACCATAAACTTGCTGGTAATCTAAAATATGGTAGATCATATCATTACAAAGAAGATTACTTACTCAAAGTAGAACCTTATTTAAAGACTTACGTAGAAAGATTTTTAAATGGAATATACAAACAATATGGACCTAAACATAAGGGTGTTAATGAACTATTACGAGTACAACACGATAGAAGACAAATTAGAAACGGATTTATAAGATTAGATACATTATGGATAAATTTTTCTCAAAAACACGATTTTAACCCACCACATACTCATACAGGTATATTATCTTTTGTTATATTTTGTCAAGTGCCTGAAGAAATATTTAAAGTACAAGCTGATAGTAATACTCAAAGAGCGGGTGAGATACATTTTCAATATGGTGACCCAATAACTAAATTAATGGGTTGTGAATATCCTGTACAACCATATGAAAACTTAATGTTTATATTTCCTGCAGAATTAAGACATTATGTTCCTGCGTATTGGGTTGACGCAGAACGTATCAGTGTATCAGGTAATTTTGTGGTAGTTTAGTTATGGATTTAAATAATATAAAAAATGAAGGTGGTATCTACATAAAAGAAAACTTTTTTACAAAAGATCAATTTGATAAGATTAATGATAATTTTTTAAATAAAACTTTTTATCCTCATCATCAACCAGAAAAATATGAGTGTGGAAATAGATTTCAAGCATATCCGTGTTATCAATTTGATGACACAAATGAAATTTCATTGATTATTGGTAACTATTTTAAAACTAGTTTTAATGATGATTTTAGAGTAGAAACTACTTATAGAAAAGTTTATTCGGAAGAATTATTAAAATCTAAATGTAATACTCGATATGGTTTTATACACACAGACGGAGGAATGTATGGAAATTGTTTATATGCTGGTGTTATATATATGGATTTTAGTAATACAGGTGGTACTGCTTTTTTTAATGCACCATCGGATAAATTTCCTGATATAGAAATAGGAGCAGTTCCTAATAGACTTATTTTATATGATAATAAGAGATTTCACGCACCATCGCATGATTTTACATATGAGGTTAGAAAAAATATATGTTTTTTTATCTATGATAAATAAAATGAAGGAGTTATAGAATGCAAGTACAAAATTCATATTTTTGGTTTAAAGAAGCATTGACACCAGAACAATGTCAAAAGATTATTGATCTTGGTACATCTGAAATAGAACGTATTAAGAAAGCTGGCGGGTCAGCAGAGGCAACAACGTTTGGCGATAATCATAAACAAGGTTTAGAAAAACTAGGTAAATCAGCAGTACCACAAGCAGATAGAACAATTGAAGAATTAAAACAAGAAACAGGAAAAGAAGGTAGAGAAATAGAACAAGAAAAATATGTAAGAGATAGTGAAGTTTCTTGGTTAAACGATCAGTGGTTATATGATCTTATACACCCTTTTTTAAGAACAGCAAATGATAAAGCTGGTTGGAAATACGAGTGGGACTTTAGTGAGTCTTTTCAATTTACAAAATATGGTCCTGGTCAATTTTACGGTTGGCACGCAGATGGAAATAGTTGTCATTTTGGACGATATAAAAGATATATCCCAGGTGTAAGTCCGACAACACCAGAGGGTAAGATACCTAGAGGTTATACAGATAACTCCAATATGATTGGTAAGATACGTAAACTATCTATGACAATTAATTTAAATCAACCAGGTGAATATGATGGTGGAAATTTAAAGTTTGATTTTGGTCCACACGCTCAAGGAAAACGTTTCCACGAGTGTACAGAGATACGACCACAAGGATCAATCATTGTATTTCCATCATATGTGTATCATCAAGTAACACCAGTAACAAGAGGAACAAGATATTCATTAGTTTTATGGTCGCTAGGTCAACCTTTTAAGTAAGACTAAATAAAGATAAACAAGGAGTAATAAAATGAGTTTGATGAAAAAGTATATTTCAAATTGGGACACACTAACAGAAGAACAAAAGAAAGACGCAGAGGCGAAGTTTAAAGGTAATCCTGGACTTAATGCTGCTGTGGTTCACCCTGCCGCTAAATTTTTTGAAGAAAATAGATGGGTTAAGATAGATAGATTTATAGATCAAAATATGGCAAATCTATTGTATCATCACGTACAGTTAGAAACTGCTCGATTAAATTACTATGATGAAAATGGTATAACATATAATAAAGATATAGACGGTACTTTTGAAGACGAACAAGCTCCTGGTGACTTTAGTAAGTATGGTGACCCTATCTTTGATACTCTTTTAAGTTTATCTTTAGAACAAATGCAAACTCTTACAGGAAAAGAATTAGTCCCTACCTATTCTTATCATAGATTATACACAACTGGTACAGAACTCAAAAGACACCAAGATAGACCAAGTTGTGAAATCTCAACTACTCTTTGTTTAGGTTATGATGTATCAAACGTTGATACTAGTAAATATCCAGATTGGGATTGGCCAATGTTTGTAAAAGAAAAAAATGGAAAAGAAATTCCTGTTCATATGAAACCAGGTGATATGATTATCTATCGTGGTTGTGAATTAGAACATTGGAGAGAACCATATTGGGGTAAAAATCACGCACAAGTCTTTTTACATTATAATGAAAAAGGTGGACAATATGATATACCTTTTGATGGTAGACCAATGTTAGGAATGCCGGCATCATTTAGAGATGAAAAGGCGATTGAAAGAAACGATAATCCAAACGTAACTGAAAATAAGGTAGTAAATACATCTAAAAAAGTTATCTACTAAATTATATTAAATTATGTCAGGTAAAAAAATACAACAATATTGGGACGTAAAAATTATCAAAGATAATCCTACGTTTCCTTTTTTAGTGATAGACAATTGGTATACACCAGAAGAAGAAAAAGCCGTTTGGAAAGAATTAGATTTCTTTAGCGCAACTCCAAAAGAACAAATTGATCGTGCTGAAAATACAATTGTAGCTCGTGATCCAGATGGCAACGCAAAAAGTAAAGCATATAGATTTTACATAGATGGTTTTTATAATAAACGTAAATTATCCCCTATAATAAACAGTATGTATAAACAAAGAACACCAGAGTTTCACAATATCATAAAAGAATGTATACCATATGCTCGTAGTTTTTTAGCTTCAAATGAAGATTCAAGTTTAATATCTTATTACGAAGAAAATGACCATTATGAACCTCACCACGATAATTTTGCGTGGACTTGTTTGGTATGGATGGTAAGAGAACCACGATTATTTAATGGTGGTGATTTTAAGTTAAACGAACCAGATGTAGAAGTTAAATTAAAAAATAATAGAATGATAATTTTTCCTAGTTGTTTTTTACATAGTGTATCACCTGTAAAATTTCATACACAACCAAAAGAAATTGGTTATGGAAGATATACGATAACACACTTTTATTATTCAACACCATTAGATTAATTATGAAAACAAATAAGATTATTATAGTAGGTGGTGGTAGCGCTGGTTGGATGGCAGCGGCTACTCTAATATCACAATTTCCAAATAAAGACATTACTGTTATCGAATCATCAAATGTTCCTACAGTTGGTGTAGGTGAAAGCACCTTAGGTCAAATTAATGACTGGTTAGATTTATTGAATATAAAAGATGAAGACTTTATGCCTTATACAGATGCAAGTTATAAGTTAAGTATTCGTTTTGAAGATTTTTATAAAAAAGGTGATGGTGGTTTTCATTATCCATTTGGATCTGTAATAGAAAATGAAAAATTAGGTACAAAACAATTATGGTTTTTAAAGAAATACTTACAACCAGAAACTCCTATTACAGATTATGCTAATTCAATTTATCAAAATATGGCATTAGTCAATCAAAATGTTTTATTTAAAAATGAAAATAGAGAATTAGAATATTTTGATTTTAAACGTCACGTTGCTTATCACTTTGATGCTACTAAATTTGGATTATGGTTAAAAGATCAATATTGTAAACCAAAAGGTGTTAAACACATATTAGAAGATGTAAAAACAATCGAAACAAATGAAGATGGTATATTATCTTTAAACAATATACACAAAGCTGATATGTTTATTGATTGTACTGGTTTTAAATCGTTATTACTAGGTGACACACTAAAAGAGCACTTTAATGACTACTCTAACTTGTTAGTTAACAATAAAGCTTGGGCAACAAGAGTACCGTATAAAGATAAAGAAAACGAATTAGTCCCTTACACAAATTGTACAGCAATTGAAAATGGTTGGGTGTGGAATATACCAAGTTGGGAACGAATAGGTACAGGTTATGTATATTCTGACAAATATGTAAGTGATGAAGAAGCGTTAAATGAATTTAAAAGACATTTAGATAAAAAAGGAAGTGACTACTCAAAAAGTGAATTTAAAAATATAAAAATGAGAGTGGGAATACACGATAGATTATTTGTAAAAAATGTATGCGCCATCGGTCTATCTGCTGGCTTTATAGAGCCATTAGAGTCAAATGGATTATTAAGTGTACACGAATTTTTAATTAATCTTATTAAAATAATGAAGCGAGGAGAAGAAGATACAATAAGTCAATGGGATAGAGATAACTTTAATGTAGCGTGTAAAAGATTTTTTGATGGATTTACAGAATTTGTTGCAATGCACTATGCGTTATCACATAGAGATGATACAAAATATTGGAAAGATATATCTAATAGGTCTTTTTATGATAATAGACTAGGCGATGAAAATATATACCAAGATGTAATAACAAAGATGGACAAAAATAATTGGATAAATTCACATAGTGGACATCATTGTATAGGAGTAGGATTAAGATATTTTGGTTTTGATGTTTTAAAAGATAATTCATCAGAAGATTCAAAAATAAAAATAGGTTTAAGAGAAAAAGAAGTCAATAAATGGAATATTGTTTGTAAAGATAAACCTAAATTATTACAATTTTTAAAAGATAACATACATAAAGATGCCTGAATTTAAAGTACATAACTTATGGCCTATACCAGTATATGATTCTAAAATACCTGTAAAACAGAAATGGAAAGACTTTATTATCAATTTGAAATATGATAGAACACATATTAATAACAGCGACATTTCTAAAGATCGTTACATATTAAATAATATGCCAGAATTAAAAGCCGAAATCGAAAAACATTGTGAACATTATGTTAGAAAATATTTAACTGTAAAACCTAATACACAATTTTATTTACTAAATTCTTGGAGTAATATTCATAATCCTAAAGAATATTCACAAATACATTGTCACGTTAATTCAATTTTAAGTGGTGTATATTATCCTATAATTCCAAAAAATTCAGGTAATCTATGTTTTCATAAAGCTTATAATATGAAAAATATAATTGACCAAAATATATTGTTAGAATATGAAGAACTAAATAACATAACAGCACAAAAATATATTTTAAATGTTGAAGAAGGAAGTATTGTAATGTTCCCATCTCATTTAGATCATAGCGTGGAAAGAAATAATAGTAATGAAAAACGATACTCGATTGCGTTTAACTTTTATGTTAGAGGTAAATTTGGAAAAGAAGAATACGAACTGGAGATAAAATAATGAGTGAAGATAAAAAAGAAGAAAAGAAATTTGAAGTTGATTATAGTAATCTAAAACCTTTAGATGTAAAAAAGACAAAGGGTAAATTTAAAACATTTACAAATGGAAGTGTAATACAAGGTACAGAGTTTCAACCATATCTTGGAAAACCATTGACGATAAATATAGACAAAATACTTTCTGTGTATCCAAGTGAAGATGAGATTGGAACAATGATACACGCCGAACAAAATCAAAGTACCTGGAAAGTATTAGAAGACTTTGATACAGTTATTAAAAGAATAAATGAATAATGATTAAATCAGAATATTTTGCATCGCCAGTTTATATAGAAGAAAAACCTGAGTGGGTAGAAAATTTAGATAAACTCTCCGATCCATATATTAAACAAGCAAGAGATGACCAAGAAGAAAATAATAAAAAAAGATTAGAGATTGGTTATAAAAATGATATTGGTATGACTTATCATAGTCACCCTTTAGAACCAGATCCAAACTTTAGATTTTTCCACGATTATGTTGCTCAAAAATCTCGTTGGTGTTTAGATGATATGGGTTATGCTATGGATAATTATAGTTTAGTCTATACAGAAAGTTGGGTACAAGAGTTTTCATTTAATGGCGCTGGTCACCACTGGTTCCACACACATAGTAATAATCATATATCTGGTTTCTACTTTTTAAAGGTGAGTGAGAAGACCTCAAGGCCATTTTTTCAGGATCCACGAACAGCACACGTACCACTTAAATTAAAAGAAAAAGATTCTACAAAGATTTCAAATGTAAACGATTTAGTTAATTTTAATGTTAAACCAGGAACACTTATGTTGTTTCCAGCGTATATGTCACACGCTTATATGGTCGATCACGGTATTGAACCATTTAGATTTATACACATTAATATAAGAGCAGTAGAAAAAGATATTTTATCATCTTTTAGTATGAACTCATCAAATTTTTCTAATAAATAGTAGAAAGGAATATTATGGCAGATAATCAACAACCACAAGACATAGTAACAATTGACGGTAAAGAATACGAGTTAAGTAAGTTACCATTAGACGTAAGAAATACAATTGTTGCTAGACAAGAAATACAAAGGTCTAAAGTTAGACACGACATTGAACTTGAAAAAATCGAAGTATTAACAAATTACTATAATCAAAAGATTAAAGAAGGTTTAGATAAAGTCAATGGCAGCGATAGCAAATCTAAGGATTGATCAGGGCGCAACTTTTTCGTCTGATGTAACTGTTACAGATACAAACGGTGATGCGTTTGATTTAACTGGCTATACAGCATCAGCGAAGATGGCGAAAGGATACGCTTCTACAAAAACAAGAACACAAATTACAACGTCAATCGCAAGTGATCCTACAACAGGTGTTGTAACATTATCATTGACTGCAGATCAAACAAATGCACTTGACGCACCCGCTAGATACGTCTATGACGTAGAAATTACAAGAACATCAGATAGTACCATAACAAGAGTGATTGAGGGTATTATTACAGTTAGTCCATCTGTGACAATTTAATTCTTTAGTATAGTTTTATTATAAATATTACAAAAAAGAGAGATAATATCTATGGTAAAAGCCGTAATTAACAGTTCAGGTGGAGTATCTGCGAAGATCAATAGTACAACTTCAGCAGGTCCACAAAAAGTATCTGTACAAACTCCTAGTATATCAACTACGAATAGTTTTAGATCATTAACTGATGTAAACGCTACTTCATTGACGGACGGCGCATTGATTCAATATGATGCATCAACTGACAAATTTACAACAAGAAATGAATTAGAAACTACCACAGGAACTATTACGTTCAACGGTGGAAACTTTTAGGGGAATTAACAAATGGCAACTATTATTCAAATTAAACGTTCCACAGGAACATCGGCGCCATCATCGCTTAAACTTGGAGAACTAGCCTATACTTATGGTACAGGTACACAAGGTAATCTAGGTGATAGACTTTTCGTTGGAGAAGGTGGAGTAGATGGTGACGGTAATGCCAATAACATTACAGTTATAGGTGGACAATATTTTACAGATCAATTAGATCACGTACAAGGTACATTAACAGCTTCATCAGCTTTACTAGTTGATAGTAATAAAGCAATTGATGAAATCTTTATAGGTAATTCAGCAAGTACAGGTGGTACTTTAAAATTAAACGAAGGTACTAATAACGGCGCTCATTTTGCTGCCATTAAAGCTCCTAACTCTTTAGCCGCTTCATACACATTAACGTTGCCAAGTGATGATGGAGATGCTAATGAGTTTTTACAAACAGATGGTTCTGGAAATTTAACTTGGGCTGCTGTCACATCAAGTTTAACTCTTGCTGCTGACACAGGATCAAATGATACTTTTAATACAGGTGAAACACTAACATTTACTGGTGGTACTGGTATTGATACAACAGTTTCAGATAATACAATAACATTTGCTGTTGATAGTACAGTTACTACTGCTTCATCTACAACTACATTTACAAACAAAACATTTGACGCAAATGGTACAGGTAACTCAATATCAAACATTGAAGTAGCTGATTTTGCTTCAGGTGTTGTAGATACTGATTTAAGTTCAGTTTCAGGAAGTGACGACACTCTTGCATCTGCGAAAGCAATTAAAGCTTATGTAGATACACAAACTGCAAGTCAGATGACAACTTTTACTATCTCTGATGATAGTTCAACAACGTCAACTATTACACAATCTGATACTTTACAATTTTTAGGTGGAACTGGTATAGGTTCTACAGTATCTGGTGACACAGTTACTTTTGCGATTGATGCTACAGTAACAACTAATTCTGGTACACAAACACTTACAAATAAAACTATTAATTTAGCAAACAATACTGTAACAGGTACAACTGCTGAATTTAATACAGCGTTAAGTGATGGTTCGTTTGCGACTTTAGCTGGAACAGAAACACTTACAAACAAAACTATTAATAGTGCTTCAAACACAATTACAATTACCGAGTCAAACATTTCTGACTTAGGTTCTTATATTACTGCTTCAAGTACAGATACATTATCTAACAAAACAATTGATAGTGCTTCAAACACAATCACTTTAGATTTATCAGAAGGTACTTTAACTGGTACAACTGCTGAATTTAATAGTGCATTATCAGATGGTTCTTTCGCTACATTAGCGGGAACAGAAACATTATCTAATAAAACACTTACAACACCTAAATTTGCTGATGGTGGTTTCATCGCTGATAGTAATGGTAATGAACAGATTGTATTTAACACAACTGCTTCTGCTGTTAACTACCTAGATGTAACTAACGCAGCAACAGGAAACGGTATTACATTAGCATCTGCTGGTACTGATACAAATATTGACTTTGTAATTAGTCCAAAAGGTACTGGTACAGTTAGTGTTGACTCAAGTAGAATTACTAACGTTACTGATCCATCAGGCGACCAAGACGCTGCTACAAAAGCATACGTTGATAGTGTTGCAAATGGTTTAGATGTAAAAGATTCAGTAAGATACGCTTCAACAGCGAACATTACTGGTACTTACGACAATGGCGCTGGTACAATTACAGCAGGTTCAAATGGTGCTTTATCAATTGATGGTCAAACTCCATCACAAAACGATAGAGTATTATTAAAAGACCAAACAAGTGCTGTTCAAAATGGTTTATATATTGTAACTACAGTTGGAGATGGTTCAACTGCATATGTATTAACTAGAACACCAGACGCTGATGCGGCAAATGAAATCACAGGTGGTTCATTTGTATTTGTTGAAGAAGGTACTGCGAATGCTGATAATGGTTATGTATTTACACACAATGGTACTCCAACATTAGGTACAACTAATATTACAGTTGCACAATTCTCTGGCGCAGGCCAAATCTCTGCTGGTGATGCGTTAACAAAAACTGGTAATCAGTTAGATGTTGCTGTAGATGATAGTACAATAGAAATATCAAGTGACGCTTTACAAGTTAAAGCTTCAGGTATTGGTGCGAATGAGTTAGCGTCTAACGCAGTTGAAACAGCAAAAATTAATAACAACGCTGTTACAGTTGCGAAGTTAGCGACAACTTTAGATTTATCATCTAACACAATTACTTTACCAAGTTCTTTTGTTACTACAACTGGTACACAAACTTTAACAAACAAAACTATTAACGCATCTCAATTAGTAGATGGTTCAGTTTCAAATGCGAAACTTGCTAATAGTTCACTATCATTTACTGACGAAAGTTCAACTTCTGGTTCAGTAAGTCTTGGCGGAACATTAGAGTTCTTAACAGGAGAAGGTATGAATACAACAGCAAGTGGTAGTACACTTACAATTGCTGCTGAATTAGCGACAACTTCAAATAAAGGTGTTGCTTCATTTAGTTCAGATAATTTTACTGTTACTTCAGGTGCTGTTACTGTGACTACAATTGATGGTGGAACGTTTTAATTATTAATTGAGGAGATTAATAAGTGGCGACAGTTATAAAATTAAAAAGAAGTACAACAGCATCTGCTGTTCCTACTACAAGTGATTTAGCTGATGGTGAAATAGCCGTTAATATTACTGATCAAAAAATTTATATTCGTAATGGCGGTAGTATAGTTGAATTAGCAAATGCTTCAGGTGCTGATTTTAGTTCAGTTGGTGAAGATATTATACCAGCAACAACTGAAACATATGATTTAGGTTCACCTACAAAAAGATGGAATGAATTATATTTAGCTGGTTCTACAATTAATCTAGGTGGTTCAACTATATCATCTGATGGAACAGGACAAATAAATATATCTGCAACAGGTGCAACTTTACCTCTTAACTCAAATATTGAAGTTACCTCTGGAGTACAAAAGAGTATAGCACTTCAAGGTGAAACTGGTGATCCTGTTAGATCAGTTCCATTTTTTAGTAAATCAGGTGGACTAAATACAGCTAATACAAGATTAGATTTTAAAGCCGATCCTGATTCAATTGTAGCAAGTTTTACATTAGCAAATGGTTCACAATTAGGAGCAGCAGCAGGGGATACTTTATTTTTCTTTTAAGGAATTAATATGACAGCAAAAACACCAATACGAACAGTCTTTAATGAAAGTAACGTTGCCACAGGTCTAGCAGAATTTCAAACAGGTGAGTTTATCGCTGTAGAACACGGTGGTTTAGGTGTTGCTACATTAACAGCAAACGCTATTCTATTAGGTAACGGTACAAGTGCTGTACAAAATTCAGCAATTGGTATATCTGGTACAACTCTTTCATCTACAGATTCATCTACCATAACAATCGCCGAAGCATTATCAGTTACAGGTGCATTAAATGTTACAGGAACAATTACAGGTACTATTTCAGGTAATGTTACAGGTACAACAACAGCTGGTAATATACAAGTTGGTGTGACAGGAAATAACGAAATAGATACCACATCAGGAAATTTAACATTAGATTCTGCTGGTGGTACAGTTGCTGTTGACGATAACTTAACAGTATCAGGTAATACTACAGTAACAGGAAACTTAACAGTAAACGGAACAACTACAACAGTTAATTCTACAACAATAGAAATTACAAATTCATTTACGTTTGAGGGTTCAACGGCTGATGATTATGAAACTGTTTTAGGTGTTGTTGATCCAACTGCTGATAGAACAATTAATTTACCAAATGCTTCAGGTACAATTGTATTACAAGATACTACAGATACACTTACAAATAAAACTATTAACTTAACAAGTAATACTTTAACAGGTACAACTGCTCAGTTTAACTCTGCTTTAAGTGATGGTTCATTTGTAACTTTAGCAGGTTCTGAAACACTTACAAATAAAACTTTAACAACACCTGTAATTTCATCAATTTCAAATACAGGTACTATAACGTTACCTACATCTAGTGACACTTTAGTAGGTAGAGCAACAACTGACACTTTAACAAATAAAACAATTGACGCTGATAACAATACAATTACAAATATTGGAGATGATGAATTATCAAGTGGTATTAGTGCTATAAAAATCGGTAATGGAGATGTTGACAACACAGAATTAAGTTATCTTAATGGCGTGACAAGTGCTATTCAAACACAAATAGACACAAAAGCGTCAACTGCATTCGCTATCGCACAGGCTGTTGCACTTGGTTAATACTCTACTATTCTTATAAATAGTAGAAAATAGAGGGAATTATGGCAACACCATCAAGTAGAGAACAATTAAAACAGTACGCTTTAAGAGCACTCGGAAAGCCAGTCATAGAAATTAACGCTGATGACGACCAATTAGAAGATAGAATTGATGAAGCGTTACAATACTTTGCGCAATATCACTATGACGGTATAAGAAGAACATACTTAAAGTATCAATACACACAGGCTGATTACGACAGAATAAATGCTGATACAACTGAATCAGTCACTAAAAATTCTGTAACAACTTCTTGGAAAGAAGCAAACGGTTTTATCGTAGTGCCAGAAAGTGTAATCTCTGTAATTAATATATTCCCATATTCTAACAAAGGTAATTTAAACTTATTTGATGTAAGATACCAATTAAGATTAAATGACCTTTATGATTTTTCTTCAACATCTATTATTAACTATGATGTTGTATTAAGACATTTAGATTTTTTAGACCACATACTCGTTGGTGAAAAACCATTAAGATTTAATCAACACGACAATAGACTTTACATAGACCAAGATTGGAAAAATGATTTACAAGTTGGTGAATATATGGTTATTGAATGTTATAGAAAATTAGATCCAACTGTTTATACTGATGTTTATAATGACATTTATTTAAAAAGATATGTCACTTCATTATTTAAAAAACAATGGGGCGCAAATTTATCTAAATTTAATGGTGTCGCTATGATTGGTGGCGTATCATTAAATGGTCAACAGATTTATTCTGAGGCATTAAATGACATTGAAAAATTAGAACAAGAAATAAGAAGTTCATACGAATTAAATCCAGCAATGATGATAGGATAATGCTATGGCCGTCAACCACTATTTTCAACAAGGTAAGGGCATAGGAAGTTCCGAAGAACAAAGACTTTATGAAGATATAATCATAGAGGGTTTGAAAATCTACGGACAAGATATTTACTATCTTCCTCGTTCAATCGTAAATAAAGACTTAATTTTAGGTGAAGATATGCTGTCTAGGTTCAGAACAGCACATATGATTGAAATGTATATGGAAACCACTGAAGGTTTTGCTGGTGAACAAGAGATTGTAAATAAATTTGGTTTAGAAATTAGAGAAGATACTACGTTTATGGTATCTAAAAGAAGATTTGATGAAGCAGTTGATAGTAAAACTTCACTAATTAAAGAAGGAAGACCAAACGAAGGCGATATACTTTACATGCCTTTGATGAATAGTTTTTTTGAGATTAAATTTGTACAAGACCAAGAGCCATTCTTTCAATTAAGTAATTTACCAGTTTACAAACTCGTATGTACTCGTTGGGAATACTCTGGTGAACAACTTGATACAGGTCTTACAGATATTGATAGTGCAGAAGATCAATACTCTACTGATACTTTACAACATCAATTTACACTTGAAGATGGTACAGGTTCATTACAATTAGAAACTGAAAGTGTCAATGGTGATAGATTCTACTTTATAAATGAAGATCATAATTTTAATGTTCAAACTCAATCACTGTATTCAGATAATTTAGATTTAGATAGTGAAGCAGGGTTTGATACAGCTTCGACAGCAGATGATATATTAGATTTCACAGAACGTAACCCGTTTGGTGATCCTGACCAAGGAGAGTTTTAATGTTTGGAACATATTTTTACAACGAATCAATGAGAAGAATGACCATCGCATTTGGTCAACTTTTTAATAAGATTAAAGTAAAAAGAAAAGATAGTGAAGGCGATGTAGTACAATCAATGGCTGTTCCATTAGCATATGCGCCAAAAGAAAAGTTTTTAGTTAGATTAGATCAACAACCATCTTTAGATGAACGAGAAATGGCGATCACATTACCTCGTATGAGTTTTGAAATATCAGGTATATCGTATGATGGCTCTCGTAAGTTAACAAGAGTTCAAAAGTATAAGCAAGTTAAATCAGGCGAAGATGGAAAAGTAATGACATATAATTACACACCTGTTCCTTATAATATATCTTATACATTAAATATATTTACAGCGACTGCCGAATCAGGTCTACAAATAGTAGAACAAATACTTCCTTTCTTTCAACCTGATTATACAGTTACAGTCAATGCTGTACCATCTTTGAATATTAAGAGAGATGTACCAATTATACTTAATGATGTAAATTATGAAGATAGTTATAGTGGTGATTTTACAACTCGTAGAGCAGTAATATACACATTAAACTTTACGGCGAAAACATACTTATTTGGACCAGCGACAACTCAAGGCGTTATTAAAGAAGTTCAATCTGATCTATATTCAGATACAGATACAACAAATAAAGCGAGAGAAGATAGAATTGTGATTACTCCAAACCCGACTAGCGCAGACGCTGATGACGATTTTGGGTTTACAACAACAATTACGTCATATACAGACGGCAAAAAATACAACCCATCTACGGATTCAGATGGATAAATAGTATAAATAATATAGAGAGAAACACCTATGTCAATTAGTAAAATTAAAGAAAAATCATTAACAACTGGCGCAGTTACTGACGCTAATTTTGATAAAACAGTATTAACAGATCAAACAGAATTATCAGCAACAGCAGCAAGTGATGATATTTTATTAATTTACGATACAAGTGCTGGCGTTATTAAAAAAATTCAAAGATCAAATGTTTCTTTACAAGTACCTACTTTTAGTTCAGTAAGTCCAACATCATTAACTACAGGTGATCTAACTGGCAATTACACAATTGTTGTAACAGGAACTGGTTATGATGAAAGTGCTACTTTTAAATTAAGAACAACTGGTGGTACAGATATTTCAATGGATAGTGTGACTAGAAATAGCTCAACTCAATTAACAGGTACAGTTGCTAAAAATACAGCAAACTTAACAAATGCAAATGAACCATTTGATATTATTATTACAAACAGTTCTGGTTTGTTAACAACTGCAACAAATCAAATTAATATTGACGCACAACCGGTTTACACAACTGCTTCTGGTTCTTTAGGTTCAGGTACAGGTGGTAGTTCATTATCATTTTCTGTTAACGCAACTGATCCAGAATCAGCAGGTAATGTTACTTTTGAATTACAATCAGGAAGTTTACCTCCAGGATTGAGTTTAACTAACACTGCAGCGGAAGGTGGTACAGCCATTATATCTGGTACAGCAACAAATCCTGCAGCAAACACAACTTATAACTTTGTTTTGAGAGCAGTAGATGCAGCGTCAAACACATCATCAAGAGCTTTTTCAATTACAATCAATAGATTATTTACATCACAATCATTTACATCATCTGGTACATTTAGTGTACCATCAGGTGTTACAGTTACAGATGTATTAGTTGTAGCAGGTGGTGGTGGTGCAGGAGATGACTATGGTGGTGGTGGTGGCGCTGGTGGTCTTATTTTTATGCCAGAGTATCCTGTTACGCCAGGTGGAACAGTTACAGTTACAGTTGGTTGTGGTGGTTCAGCTGGTAGTTCACCAGCGGGACAACCTGCAGCACGAGGTGGAACGGGACAAGATTCGGTATTTGGAACCTTAACTGCTAAAGGTGGTGGTGGAGGTGGTGGAGGTAATATTTTACTTGATGGTCTTCCAGGTGGATCTGGAGGTGGTGGGTCAGGACACGGAACAAATTGTCCAGGTACACAAAACTCAGGTGGTGGTGCAACTCAACCAACTCAACCAGGTAACTCTGGTGCTTATGGTTTTGGAAATGCTGGTGGAGATGGTGTAAGACCTGGTACAACTTCTTTATTTAGTGGTGGAGGTGGTGGCGCTCTATATCCTGGAGCGATAGGTTGTGGAACAACACCTGCCACTCCTTTAACTTGTGGTGCAGGTGGAACTGGTAAAGCTTACACGATTGCAGATGGTACAACTCCAGTATATTACGCTGGTGGTGGTGCAGGTGCTCATTACAACAGTACTTTCACAGCAAGACCTGGTGGTCAAGGTGGTGGAGGTAACAGTCGAGGACCTTGCAGTCCTGCAGGCCAATCTGGAGAAGCAAATAAAGGTGGTGGTGCTGGAGGAAACGCAGCAAGTCAAGCAATAGGTGGTAAAGGTATAGTAATAGTAAGATACTAAACCTCATCTAAATAGTTGTTATGAAACCTAATGATAGGATACTTGTCTTTGATGATATTATAGATAAACAATCTCAAAAACAAATTCAACACATACTCTTTGATAAAGTCAGATGGCAATTTGTAGCCGATGTTACAAAACCAGATAACAAACAACAACGACCAGGTTTCTCTTATTACTTTATTACAGATAAAACAAACGTCTTTGATTATCATAAAGATGTATTAAAGATCATAGATGCCGCTTGTCAAAAGATAAATTTTAAAAGACAAGATTGTTTACAAGGTCGTTCTTTTTTACAACTTCCATTAAATCTAAAAGATAAAAGTATAGATACACCACACGTTGATGCTGATGTAGAACATTTAGTCGTTTTATATTATGTCAATGATAGTGATGGCGATACTGTAATCTATGAAAACACATTTAAAGGTTATGATAATGTACCTCACTTTAACGAATTAAAAGAAAAACAAAGAGTAACTCCAAAAGCAGGAAGAGTAGTTATCTTTAATGGTAAACATTGGCATACCAGTTGCCAACCACAACACAATGTTAGATGTATAATTAACTATAATTTAATCTAATAAATAGTATTATGAGTAAATTAGAAGACAAGGTAAATGAAATATTAGGTATTGATAAACCAGAACCTAAAAAAGAAATTGTCAAACAAGAGTTTAAACCCGCAGTTCCTCGTAGAGATGACGATAGTAAAGCAGATGTAGATAACGACTACAAATACAGTAGAGAAAATTATTACAATCTAATTGAAAGAGGACAAGAAGCGATTGAAGGAATACTTGACATTGCGAGAGAAGGTCAACACCCAAGAGCATACGAAGTCGCTGGTCAATTGATAGGACAAGTTGCAGGTACAGTAGATAAATTACAAGACTTACAAAAGAAACTGAAAGACTTAAAAGAGTTACCTAAAACAGCAAATCAAAATATAAAGAATGCTCTATTTGTAGGTTCAACAGCAGAGTTACAAAAGATGTTAAAAAAAGATGAAAATATTGAAAGCAAAAACATCACACCCGAAGAAAAAGACATTTCTAATAAGTGATTTAGTCTTTATTAAAAAAGACCCTCTTCCTGCTTTAATGAATGGTGAACAAATGATAGAACCAATTGAAATACAACAACACGAAATATCGCCAGTTACAAGATATGGCGCTGGTGGAGTTATCTATAAAGAAAAAAAGTATTCTACATATAAAGGTAGTCAAAGAATCAACGCAGCGATACAATTGGGGTATGATGCGATAGAAGGAATAATAATCAATGAGCACTAACGAAGCATATCTCGGAAATCCCAATCTTAAAAAAGTAAACACACCTGTTGAGTTTACAAAAGAACAGATTGAAGAATACCAAAAGTGTAGTAACGACCCATTATACTTTATGGAAAACTATGTTCGTATTGTATCACTTGACGAAGGTCTAATACCATTTAAGATGTACAACTTTCAAAAAAAGATTGTACAAACCATACACGATAACAGATTTACAATTTGTAAACTACCAAGACAATCAGGTAAATCAACTACAACAATTTCTTATCTTTTACATTACGCTTTATTTAATCCAAATTCAAACATCGCTATTCTGGCGAACAAAAGTTCTACTGCGAGAGATATATTAGGAAGACTACAACTCGCTTATGAAAACTTACCCAAATGGTTACAACAAGGTATCATCAATTGGAACAAAGGTAATATAGAGTTAGAAAATAAATCAACGATTGTGGCAGCGGCGACTTCAAGTTCCGCTATTCGAGGAGGTTCATTTAACATCATCTTCCTTGACGAGTTTGCTTTCGTACCAGCGAATATCGCAGAGATGTTTTTTAGTTCAGTTTATCCTACTATCTCATCTGGTAAAAGAACAAAGATGATTATTGTATCAACACCACACGGTATGAATCAATATTACAAATTATGGATTGATGCAATTAATAAAAGAAATGATTATGTACCCATAGAAGTACATTGGTCAGAAGTTCCAGGACGAGATGAAAAATGGAAAGAGATGACTATTCGTAATACAAGTGAAGAACAATTCCAACAAGAGTTTGAGTGTGAGTTTTTAGGTTCTGTCGATACTCTTATCTCACCAGCGAAAATTAAAAACACACCATACGCCGATCCGTTACAATCTAAAAATGGATTAAAGATGTTTAAGAAACCAGAAAAAGGTCGTATGTATGTTTGTTGTGTTGACGTGGCGAGAGGTACAAACAAAGATTATTCTGCGTTTATTATATTAGACGTTACGAAAGATGAAAGTAAAAAGATAGCATACGAAGTTGTGTGTACATACAAGAACAATGAAGTTAAACCATTTGTCTTTCCAAATATAGTAAGTCAAACGGCAAAAGCGTACAATGAAGCGCATACATTAATTGAAGTCAATGACTTAGGTCAATCAATCGCCGAAGCGATGCACTATGAGTTAGAATACCCGAATATCTTAATGACGACTCAAAGGGGTAGAGCGGGTCAAATACTTGGAGCGATGTTCTCTGGTCGAGGTACATCACTAGGGGTAAGAATGACAAAACAAATAAAAAAGGTGGGTTGTGCGAATTTTAAGACGCTTATGGAGGGTGATAAACTACAAGTGAACGATTTTAGTATCATTGAAGAAATATCAACATTTTCACGTAGAGGGAATAGTTGGATGGCTGAAGAAGGCTGTAATGATGACTTGGTTATGTGTTTAGTCATATTTGGGTGGCTCTCAAATCAACCCTATTTCAAAGAGTTATCTGATTCAAATATAAGAAATCAGATGTATATGGAACAACAAAATCTAATCGAACAGGATATGGCGCCTTTTGGGTTCGTAGATGACGGTATCAATAGTGACCCTATGAATGAAGAAACTGTAGATGAGTATGGTACACGATGGTTCCCTGTTGTACGAAAAGGTCAATAAACTACAATTTCAGGTTATTATAAATATCATTAACTGATAAAGTTTGACTATGGTCATAAGAAAACTTATGGATTTTGAAAAATTAAAAATGTTAATTAGCTAATTAAGAGGAGAAACAACCTATGGCATTTCAAGTATCACCAGGTGTTCTCGTACAGGAAAAAGATTTAAGTAGAATTATTCCTGCGGTTTCAACATCTATCGGCGCTTTCGCTGGAGAGTTCAGAAAAGGACCAGTAGATGAAATCGTAGCAATTTCTAGTGAACAAGAATTAGTAGATACGTTTGGAAAACCAGACTCAACAAACTTTGAGTATTTTTTCAGCGCTGCTAACTTCTTACAATACTCTAACGCATTAAGAGTAGTACGAGCTACCAACACATCATTACTAAACGCTACATCAAACGGATCTGGTGTTTTAGTAAAAAATGATGACGACTATGAAAATAACTATTCCACAGGTCAAGGTTCAGTAGGAACATTTGCTGCAAGAACAGCTGGAGTATGGGGAAACAATATATTAGTTTCAACTTGTCCATCTGCTGCTGCATACGAAGAAGTATCTACATCATCAGTTGCTTCGGATTCAACAACAAATTCTGTAGGTTCAACTACAATTGCTGTTGATGAAGGAAGTGATTTTAATGTAGGAGATATCGTACAGTTCTCAACAACTGCTGCAACTGAAGACTTTGATGACGGAGATTTTTATAGAGTAACAGCAATAAATTCAGAAACTTTAACAATCGTTCAACACCCAAGAGGTGCTGGAGGATTAAAAAGAGTTATTGTTGATAACGCAAAAATCAAAAGAAGATGGAGATATTATGACGCTGTTGATGGCGCTCCAGGAACATCTGCATGGACATCTGATAGATCAGGTTCAGGCGATGAAATCCACGTAGTAGTCGTTGACGAAGACGGTGGAATTTCAGGAACACCAGGCGAAGTAATTGAAACATTTTCTAAATTATCAAAAGCGGCTGACGCAAAAACTCCGCAAGGAGACACTAACTACTATCCAACTGTGATTAAACAAAAATCACAATACATTTACTGGATGGATCACAATACTTCTGGTACTAATTGGGGTAACAACGCAAGTGGAACAACTTTCACTGCTGTAAATACACCAACTTTAGAATCATTAGCGGGTGGTTCAAATGGTTCAACTGTTACAGATGCACAATTAAAAACAGCATACGAGAAATTCCAAGATGCTGAAACTGTAGATGTAGGGTTAATCATTGCTGGTCCAAGTGGAAGTACAACACACGTTGATAATCTTATCACA